AATAACTGTTAGGTTGATAGACCTAACAGACTAGTTAAACTAGCCCTCTATGAACACAGACTGACAGTATGAAACAGAGACTGAATACTTGCCATTGCTTACCACACAGTCTCTTCAGACGGTTCAGAGAATAAGATTCACTAGTTAGCTGCGAACTATGCAGCTAGTATACTTTTGAAATACTTAAACTTTTCTGAACTGCTTGGGCTTATGTGGTAAGTGTCAATACTCACTCTTTCTTATCTTCTAGTTTAGGAGCTGGATATTTAGCTAGTTCTGTTTCAAGTGCTTTGAGTGCTATTTTATTTATCTGTAAACTGATTTCAGATGATTCCATAGCTT